GCCTCCACCGCCTCCACCGCCAGGAGTTCCGCCTGCCCCGCCGATACCTCCAGTTCCCGATGGATGACCACCACCGCCACCGCCGCCTGACCCAGAGATGTAAGTTATGCCTCCATTTTCTCCGGCTGAACCCGCTGCACCGTCACTTCCGCCACCGCTAGCGCCACTGCCAACCGTGTAAAGTCCGCATCGTCCTCCTGCGCCAGGGACGACGCGCGCATTGCTTGTATTGACACCACCTCCGCCACCGCCTCCGGCCCCTCCGAACATTGACCCGCCACCATTCTGAACTGAGTTAGAACTTGGTGTAGCGGTGTTGCCACCTCCACCCGCGCCTCCGTATTCGGCACAACCTGCATTGATATTACCTCCGCCGTTCGCACCCTGTCCGCCAATGGCAGAGGCGGTACTTGCATTTCCAGGGTTTCCTCCTGTAACGGACGTCGTGCCGCTACCTGTGGCACCTGCGCTAGCCGATCCACCTCCGCCTCCACCAACAGATATCGTTGCATCAGTACCGCCTTTGCCACCACCGCCACCATAAGCTGAAACAAATCCGCCGAACGTAGTATTACCGCCAGCTGCTCCAGCCGTTCCAGCGCCCGCAGATCCTCCGCCACCTGCTCCACTGCCACCACTTCCGACGGTTACCGTGACACTAGACGGAAGATCGTTAGCACTGAATACCATTTGTGTCCGCGCGCCGCCCCCGCCTCCGCCTCCGCCAATTCGCGCCGAGGTCGTCGATGCATTACCAGATCCGCCACCGCCTTGACCGCCGCCACCGATGGCAATGACCGTCACTGCTTTTGCATTTGCAGGTTTTGTCCAGATACCGTTCGAAGTGTAGGTATCTACCTGTGCCGTTGTCGCATAACCGATCGCAGCAGTACCGAAGAGTTCCGCCGTGAAATCAACCTTCCACCCGATCGTGGCGTTGATGTACGTGAGTGCAATTCGTGCAGGAATATTGCAGATCAGGTCTTCTGCCAGGCTGTCGATGTTCGATCCGTTCCGAGCGATCGTGAGATTGTTGGTGGCAAACGTTTCCTTGGCATCGTTCACCGAGATCTCCATGCCGACCGTCGGTGACGCCGGGAGAGTGATTGTGAATGATCCAGCAGACGTGTCAGCCAGGATACGATCACGCTCGAATGCAGTGTAATTCGCGGTGATCGTTTTCCAGGTATTCTCGACGATCACATCGCCGAGGTCAGTCTCAAAGTTGACCTTCCAGCCGATGGTTGCATCGATGTACGTGAGAGACAGCTTTGCCGGAACATTGCAGACGAGATTCTCGGCGAGCGATGCAATGTTCGATCCATTCCGAGCGATCGTGAGATTGTTGGTGTCCCAGGTGTACTCAGGATCGTCGATCTCGATAAAGTGCCCGGCCGTCGGTGTTGCTGGCAGTGTGATCGTGAACACTCCAGCAGAGGTATCAGCCAGGAGACGATCGCCATTGGCCGCGGTGTAGTTTGCAGTCTTGACGCTCCATGGCGACGAACCTCCGCCACCTGCACCGGCAATACCCTGGACACCTTGAGTACCGGTGATGCCTTGGATACCCTGCGAACCTGTCGTTCCCTGAGTACCTGTGCCGGTGATTCCCTGAATGCCCTGGATACCTTGCGAGCCTGTAGCACCCGTAGTTCCTTGTGTACCTGCCGCACCGGTAATACCTTGAATGCCCTGGATACCCTGCGACCCGGTCGATCCAGTCGTGCCTTGAGTGCCTGTCGCACCGGTGATGCCTTGAATGCCCTGCGTTCCGGCACCGGTTGTACCCTGAGTTCCAGTTGCACCCTGAATGCCAGTGATGCCTTGGATACCCTGAGTGCCAGCGCCAGTAGCGCCTTGGATGCCTTGGGGTCCAACGAGCCCGGCCGGAAATAATGCGGTGAGATTAGGCATGCTGTATATTTATTGACTCTTTCAGGGAGTTATTTCAACCCATTGGCGAATAGACTCGTTCCAGAAATAAGCTTTGCCGTCTGCCGGGTACGGAACTGGCGGATCCCAATCGAGCGTGATCTCGTTGAAGGTCCACGAAAGATACGGCTGTGGGGCGATGAAGGCATCGCGGACTGCGTCGTACCGATACCCGATTCCAGCATATCTGACGCGGATGTTATTGTTATACGAGGTCTTGAGCCAGCGGCCGCCGAATAGATTCTGACAGAATGCGGCTCCCACGGCCTCGCTCTCGTTCCCGTTGGTGTCGAGGCAATCGTTGTTTCCAACAACGACGACCTGTCGAACGATACCATTATCATCAATTTGTGCGAAGTGTGCCATTAGTAGGTGATGCTTCCGCTGGCGTTGAAGGTGTAGATGTAATAGCTACCCGATGTGCTGCTGGTTGGGCTTCCGGTGGTGGATGCGGCAGGAACCAAGGCGCGAACAATGACAACGCCAGAGCCGCCGTTTCCACCCGAATAGTTGGTATTAATTCCTCCTACCTGTTGAAGTCCCCCGCCGCCACCGCCGCCTCCTGTATTTGATGTGCCCGCGGTCCCGTCCAGCCCAGAATTGGATGCTGCACCACCTCCTCCAGCACCTCCTGCGCCTGCGTTCAACGTGTACCCACGCTTGTCAATCGCGCCACCTCCGCCGCCGCCACGGGTCACCGCGCTACCCGTGATTGATGATGAGAGTCCAGCGCCGCCATCTGGTGCAGCAACAGTAGCCGAAACGCCATCAGCAGATGCACCGCCACCGCCACCACCGGCACTATTCAAATTATCATTACGTGCATTGCCGCCGTTCTTACCTTGATTGCCAGTACCAGTTCCGCCAAGGTTTGAGGTTGTAAAACCAGCTCCTCCGCTGCCACTTCCACCATTTCCAGCAGCAGAACCCTGAGCCGGTCCACGCCCGCCTCCAGATGATGTGATCGTTGCAAATACGGAATCTGCCCCTACGGATCCGCTGTTTAAGACACTTCCACCAGCGCCTCCGGCTCCTACGGTTACCGTGTAACTGGTCCCAACGACGGCTTGGAAAACACTTTCCGCACTTGAATTAGCACCACTAGTTTCCCCGGGAACAGAGCAACGATATCCTCCAGCACCACCACCACCGCCACGATTGCCACCGCCGCCACCGCCACCGGCGATTACCAGATATTCTACATTAACCGTTTGGGCGCGAGACGGGACGGTAACAAATTTTGTCGTCGGAAACCAGTCAGCCACCTGACTGGACGAAACCATCCTTTTGAGCGGATTAGCCATTGTTAGCTGATGCGATTAACGTAGCCGCTGATGGTAATGACGTTCGTCGTTCCGGCGTAGGCATAGACAGTATTCGCCGCTGAACCGGTACCAGTCAATAGAAGCCCCGGGACGACGAGTGTCAGACCTGCTGATGCTGGAATGGTCAACTTAATATCGTTGTCCACCGCGGTCGTTCCACCATATTGAATGGTCAGCGTCACGGCGCTCGCGGACGAGTTGTACGCATAGAGCCAGATCTCGTCAATGATCGACGCCGATGTTCCGGTTGCATGAATCGTAGTACCGACCGAAGCTGTCGCAGCCACCTTGATGGCCTTGCCCTGTGTCGAGCCTGAGAGAGTAGTTTTGGTGAAGGTTGCCATTGTGGTGTATTAGCTAAAAATCTGATTGGCCAGGATGTTCTGATCATTATCCACTGCCTGAGTAGTGCCACCCAGCTCTGCAATAAAGTCTACCTTCCAGCCAATCGTAGAGTCGAGATAAGTCAGTCCGATAGTCGCTGGAGAATTGCAAAATAGATTCTCTGCGAATCCTTCGATGTTTGATCCGTTACGTGCAACGGTTAGGTTATTGGTTCCCCACGTTTCCTTTGGATCAGTGATCTCGATGTAGTTTCCTGCAACCGGTGTAGCAGGAAGCGTAATAGTGAACGCGCCAGCCGAGGTGTCTGCAAGGATTCGATCTCCGGTGACGGCAGTATATGCCGAAGTCTTCACAGCCCATGGCGAAGTACCTCCGGTTGCACCGCTGATACCTTGAATTCCCTGAGCGCCAGTAATACCTTGGATACCCTGCGAACCCGTCGTTCCCTGAGTTCCGGCGCCGGTGATGCCTTGAATGCCTTGGATACCCTGCGACCCAGTGGATCCGGTAGTTCCTTGTGTACCTGTTGCTCCAGTGATACCCTGGATTCCTTGCGATCCGGTAGCACCAGTCGTGCCCTGAATTCCAGTGATGCCTTGAATACCCTGAGCTCCAGAACCGGTTGTACCCTGAATGCCTTGAGGTCCAACGAGTCCTGCAGGAATGAGAGATGAAAGATTTGTATTAGGCATACTCGGAGATCAGACACTATTTATAGCTGTGCAGGCGACTCTGGCCAGACTACATTCGTCGGAAACCCAGTCTGTGTCGGCACGTCTCTGAGTGCCTGGCGATATGCCTGCCATGCCGGTTTGTCGACCTGCGAGTCGACGGTCTGAGTCCAATCGGATTCGGCGAGCCTACGATTACGTTCCTGACGCACTGATGCTGCCAGTGATTCGTTGCGTGCCGAGATGTCTTCTGCACTGAGCGGCAGTACTTCCACCGTGAACACCGAACCGCCCTCGACGTACGGAGTGCACGCGGATAGTTTCTGTGTCTCTGCATCGTGCGGCTTCCATGAATTGACCGGCAAGGCACCGTTCTGTGCAAAGAAGTCCGATGATGGTCCGGATACTGGGAACGATGTCTGCGGGAACAGCGAACGGTAATCGCCCATCTGTACGACCTGTCCATTGTTGACGATAGCGATGTTCATAGATTAGGAAATGGTGCTGTGGGCGGTGTGAAGTTGGCGGTGTAGCGGGCGACGCCCTTCGTGACACGAAGGTCGTCGATGTAGCCTGTGAAGAAAAACACGGCTGTTTGATTGCCTCCAACACGAACCGTAGTTGGTCTATTGATTCGTGTAGCATTTGTAACCGTTCCTCCTTCGCTTACTCCATTGAGATACAAACTGTACACATTGCTGGATTTGACGAAGGCGACGTGATACCACGTATTCGTTGAGAGTGTTGTTGTTCCAGCGCCAACCGTTTGATCTGTGGCTGTTTTACCGTAGATTTTAGATGATGAAATCCGAATCTCGCAAATTGCGTCAACACCGCCGTGCTGTTTGTAAACAGGAATTTCACCACCAGAAACGGTTGATGCGTAAAACCAGCACTCAACCGTAAAATCTCCTGTTCCAAATTCAAACTCGGAGGTTGGTGGGATTGATAGATAGTCACCCGTCCCATCAAACTTCATCGACCCCGTGCCATACTTCTTGGTGGTCGTGTCAATCTGCGCGTTCCCCACCGTCTCCGGCACGGCCATCATCGCGTTGTCGAGGATGGCGGCGTTGGTGAATGTGCAGAGAAGCTGCGTATCGGTGATGGCGGTCAGGGGTGCAGTTGGAACCGTGATGGTTGTGCCCGAATAAAGCGCCGTACCTTTAACCAGTCGGAAGTTGGATATGTAACCCGCGACGTACTCTTGATCCTTAGCCGTGTGAGATCTTCCAATCACTAGCTGATTGGCTGTAATGTTTTGCGTAAATGAGCCATTCCCAACCCTAGTTCCGTTTAAGTAAATGGAAACCGTCCCTGACGCTCTGGAAAGAGCTATGTGATTCCAACTATTGATTGCGAACACGGTATCGGTAGCAAGCTGCGGTCCATTTGTTGCGTTTAAAAAAAGCCGATTGTCGGGCTGCCCGCTGAACGGCCATTTAGTCAACAACTGGATTGCCCCAGACGCATCGCTTCCAATCCCGAAAAGCGCCCTGCCAGAAGTTGCGCTGGTCGTGGCGTAATACCAAAGTTCAACCGAGAAATCACCAGTACCTAGCTGGAAGGCAGTATCGGCTGGGGTAACCAAACAATCCCCCGTCCCATCAAAATACCCACTCCCCCCAATCGTCCCCGCCGCGTAGGCCGCAGTCGGGGAGAACGGGGAGAACCGCTGCACGCTGACATCGCCGTTGCGGGTTATCGTGAAGTTGTTGGTGGAGGCGTCGCGGAAGCGATTGGTTGAACAGGTGAGCAGCGATGTGTTGGTGATGGCCGTTAGGGGGGCGGTGGGGATTGTGTAGCTTCCGGTGTATTGAGCCGTCCCTTTGAGGACGCGCAGATTAGATATGTACCCGTTCAGCTCTTGTATGTAACCGGGATATCCCAATCGCCCTACGGCAAGATTTTGCCCGCTGTTTACGGTCTGATTTGACAGCGTACCACTACCAACCTCGGCGCCATTCAAAAACAATTTTGTTGTGGTCCCTAACCTAGCAACTGCAATGTGATTCCAACTGTTTTGGGGGACAGTAACGGTTGCCGAAATTACTGAATTAGAGCCCGACTGCCAGTTGCTAAAACTGATCCCTGTGCCCGTGGTTGTTCCGCTGCCCGAAATATTTAACCCCCAAGAGTTTGTCAGTGTTTGAATTGTCGTTGGAAACGATGCGACAACGGTTGTATCTCGCGTTGAGTTGTTATTCAAAGCAGAGTTCCCAGCTATGTAGACCCATAGTTCGATGGTAAAATCGCCGGTCCCGAAGTCGAACGCGGCGTTATCGGGTACGGTCAGGTAGTCCCCGGTCCCGTCAAAGAAGTTCGACCAATTGTCTCCATACGGCGAGAACGTCCCCTGCGTCGTGTTCCCGTTCCGCGTAATGGTGAAGTTGTTGGTCGAGCCATCGACGAACGTGTTGTTCTGCCCGCCGTTCGTGCCGTCGCCGTGCAGCAGCAAGGTGACGTTTTTGAAGTTCGGATCCTTCAATTCAGATCCGGCCGATCTCAGAAATGGATGCCTCATGCAAAGTCACCGACACGAGCTCCATAGATCTGAGTTCCGACCTTCCAGAATTGAATGACAGTGTAACCGGTCGTCGACAATACCGGTGCCGATCCACCGCCCCACTTCACACCTCCCGTGCCCCAGGTAGCATCTGTCCAGGTCAAGGTGTAGGCCGCGCCATCGTCGACCATGAGTGTGACACTCTCGCCAGCAGCAAAGTTCGTGGCCTTCGGAGTACGGCTCGCTCCGAGCGTGACCAGTTGAATTGAACCGTTGTCCGGATCGACCTCGAACGCCACACCATCAGTGATAGTATAGATGTCCTCGACGATCGTACCGGTGATGACTGGATTCGAGAGTGTCGGTGTCACCCCGCCGATCTCTGACACGAAGTCGATCTTCCAGCCAATCGTGGCATCGATGTACGTGATACCGACCTTCGATGAGAAATTGCAGGTGACGTTCTCCGCAATGCTCTCAATGTTCGATCCGTTACGGTCAATGATGAGATTGTTCGTGGCCCAGGTCTCCTCCGGGTCGTTGATCTCGATGTAGTTGCCAGCCGTCGGTGTCGCTGGGAGAGTAATCGTGAAACCGCCAGCTGATGTATCCGCCAGGATCCGATCGCCTGTTACGGCGGTGTACGCCGATGTCTTGACGGCCCAAGGCGATGAACCACCTGTTGCGCCAGAAATACCTTGGATTCCTTGAGCACCGGTGATACCCTGAATGCCCTGCGAACCTGTTGTTCCCTGAGTACCGGTACCGGTGATTCCTTGAATGCCTTGGATACCCTGAGAACCTGTAGCACCAGTTGTTCCCTGAGTGCCTGTCGCGCCGGTGATTCCTTGGATACCTTGTGCACCGGTGATACCTTGCAGTCCTTGGATTGCCGGCGTGATAGTTCCGGTGACATTCAGGTTACCTGAAATTGTGACGGTACCGTTGAGCGTCGGGTTCGTCGGGATGCTGAGAGTGACCGAGGTATCAGCGTTAGTAACCGTGATCTGATTCGTTGTACCAGTCAGACGGTTTGCTTTCCACAACGAGTTCGTCGCATCTCGCATCAGCAACGATCCTGCCAGAGGTGCCGACGTGATCTGTACGTCGTGGATTTCGTCAAGCTCGTAACCGTTCTGAACACGAACGTACAACTCGCCGTTACCGTCGTTGGCTCGCTCTACGATACCAACATAGACCAGATGGTTCGGGGCATACGGCTTTGTTGCCGTAAACGTACCCGGAGTCGCACCGAGGTAGACTGTGTCGCCCTCGAGGTATGATCCGAGGTTCAGCTGGTCGACCACGCCGACACAGGTTACCGTGCCAATATTGTTCGGCGCGATTGTGTCAGACGATACGACGCCAAATGTCTTGGCGCTCGTGGCATCAGCGCTATTGCTTGCAAGTTTGACCGACACTCGATTTCCGGTTGCCGCAAAAGCATAGACGACTTGTCCACGTGTGAGTGTAACCGTATCTGCGTTGGTGACGATCGCAGTGAGTGTTTCGGCGACGCTGCTGCCAGCTCCAGCGATACCCTGAATTCCCTGCACACCTTGAATGCCGGTTGTGCCTTGGAGACCGGCTCCAGTGAGACCCTGGACACCTTGCGCACCCTGGGTACCGGTCGCACCCTGTGTTCCAGTTGCACCCTGCAGACCGGCGCCAGTGATGCCTTGGACGCCTTGAGCACCCTGAGTTCCTGTTGCGCCTTGCGTTCCAGTCGCGCCTTGGAGACCGGCTCCGGTGAGACCCTGAATACCTTGAGTGCCCTGCGTTCCAGTAGCACCTTGAGTTCCGGTCGTACCTGTGATGCCCTGAATGCCTTGCGCGCCTGTTGTTCCCTGAGTTCCAGTGATGCCTTGTGCGCCAGTTGCTCCTTGCGTGCCAGTGACGCCCTGCGCTCCTTGTGCACCGGTTGTACCCTGAGTTCCAGTAATACCCTGGACACCCTGAACGCCCTGAGTTCCTGTTGCTCCTTGAGTTCCTGTTGCTCCTTGAGTTCCAGTGACGCCTTGGATTCCTTGTGCGCCGGTCGATCCCTGTGTGCCAGTTGCACCCTGAATTCCGGTGGCACCTTGGATACCTGTCGAGCCGGTGATGCCCTGAACACCCTGAGATCCTTGTAGACCTAGATTACCCTGGACACCCTGGATTCCAGTGGCACCAGTGATGCCCTGAACACCCTGAGATCCTTGGAGACCAGTTGTGCCATTATTTCCTTGAGGTCCGATCGCACCTTGGATACCGGTGATGCCTTGGATACCTTGAGCACCAATGTTTCCGGTGATGCCTTGGATACCCTGAACTCCGGAACCGGTCGTTCCTTGAGATCCGGTGATTCCTTGAGATCCGGTGACGCCCTGCGCACCCTGGGTTCCAGTCGTACCTTGGATACCTTGGGCTCCAACGAGACCGACTGGAACGAGAGTTGTGAGATTAGTAGGCATGTGAGCTCGGTGCTATTTATTCGTCAATTTAGGCAGGTCTGACCGGCCACTCGACGTTCCATGGAAAACCAGGCTGTTCCGTGATGTTACGCAACTGTTGACGGTACGTCGCCCAGGCTTCGGTATCGACGGTAGTCTTCGCGTCCGGCAGTTGTGTCCAGTCAGATTCAGCAAGTTTTTGATTTCTCTCGGCACGGACCTCATCGGCCTTGACCTGATTCTTCGAATCGATGTCGGCTTGTGAGATAGGTTCCACCTTGACGACATATACTCGGTCGTTCTCGACGTACGGAGCACATGTCACGAGCTTCTCGGTATCCTCGTCGTGCGGCTTCCAGCCATCAACTCGCATCGCGCCGTTCTCGGCCAGAAACTCGTCGCTCGGCCCGGTGGCACGAAATGACGTATTCGGAAAGATCGCACGATAATCTCCGGATTTTACAATCTGTCCTTCAGTGTTTACGATAGCGATGTTCATGGGCGCAGAGGGTGGGGATATGTGTATGGCTCATAGTACACGTTCCAGGATGAACCATTCCAGGTATAGAGTCGGCCTTGTGGTCCGCCAGGAGTCCGATTCCAGGTGCCTTCGTCGGTCACCCACCATCCGTACTTGACAAATGGCGGCGTGAAGGCAAGCATCTCGGCCTTCGTGCCGATGGATACGCCGGCTGCCCGTTGTTCGACGGGTGCACCATTCGAGCTAGTCTCGAACCCGGCCTCAGCATAGAAATCACGATTCGCACGAACGATATCGCGCTCGGTGTACGTAGAGTTCGGGTCGCCGGTCTGAGTTCGATAGAAGTCGATTGCCGCTTGCGGAATAGCCTTATTCTGCCTTTGCCAGCTCAGCGACGCTCCGACTCTATTTCCCCAAATATAAGCCGGCTCACTTGCTGCAACTTTTGGATCTTTACCTACTCCCACCTGATCAGTAATTGGGTAGCTTGCAGGCGTTTGATATTGATTTCCAAAATTCCCTAATGCCTGAAAAGCGCCATAGTCTGTCATGAAAAAGTTACCATAACTGTTCGTGGTGGTGTTATTGAACGTCATCGTCGTTCCACCACGAATTTCTATCGCAGTCCAAGAAAATCCATTATACGTCCAAGTATTATGATAGGTTTCCATGCAGCGGAAACCACGCGAAGGTGCACTGTTGCTCGCGAGTCCGTGACCGTCGACCTTGATTGGACCATTGATCGTGCAGAATCTAACGACCATGCGACCGTTGCTGTTCGCATCATTCACATATCCGTTCGTGTTGAACGTGCAATTTTCAACGAAGATATTACCTGCTCCACCTAAAGTATTATCGACTTGCCAGGCATTTGTAGGACCGCGCACGAAAATCAATTCGGCGTTACCGGCATTTGCAGTGAGCCGGCAATTATCGATCAGGAAAGACTCGACGGTACCGCCGTAGAAGAAATATCCTGGTCCATTAGTAGAAGGACTCTCGAAAGTTATATTCGTCAGGCGGCCGCCTCCAGTGTAATTTATCCCCGGGTTCGGTGAGCCTCCAGCTTGCCCGGTGCTATTGTTGTATCGACTGCTAGTGAACACTGTCGCCTGAGACCCTGTTGGCGCGCCAATAATCTTCATATTGGACCACGTGAGAGTGCTCCAGAGATTAATCGTCGCAGTTGTATATCTGGCTCCAGCTGATGATATCGTGATGACCGTAGAATCTCCTTGGCCGGTCACAGTTATAGGATGCGTGATCCAAGTTTGACGGCCGCCGACTCCCCACGTAGCTGATCCGGCCGGAAAAACAATGGTATCACCCGCTGCGATGTGTTTTACGAAAACTCCATTGATAGTTCCGTTGTAGTAGCAGTAATCGAAAGTCAGCTGTTCGCAATCGGGCAGGTAGTACGTGTACCCGGTCGGTGCTGGGGTCTGCGTCGTAGTCGCGAGAGTCTTTAGAGCAGTATGCCTCATGCCACATCACCGACCCGAGCACCATAGACCTGAGAGTTGACCTTCCAGAACTGAATGACGGTATACCCGGTTGTTGCAAGGGTCGGAGGTGTTCCACCGACCCAGATCACGCCAGTTGGTCCCCAGGTCGTATCCGTCCAGGTGAGTGTGTACGCTGTACCGTCATTCACCATCAACGTCACGCTCTCGCCGGCCACGAAGTTTGTGGCCTTTGGGGTACGGCTCGCGCCAAGCGTGATGAGTTGGATCGATCCATTGTCCGGATTCACCTCGAACGCAGCAGCATCCGTGATTGTAAAGACGTCCTCAACGATCGTGCCGGTGATGATCGGGTTAGCGAGCGGTACGAGCTGAGTTCCGCCGAGCTCCGAGATGAACTCGACTCTCCAGCCGACAGAGGCATCGATATAGATCAGTCCGAGCTTTGCGGTAAAGTTGCACAGAACGTTATCTGCGATGCTCTCGATATTCGAACCGTTTCTGGCGATCGTCAGATTTTGTGTGCTCCACGTCTTGTCCGGATCTCCGATCTCGATGTAACTACCTGGCTGAGGTGATGCCGGAAGTGTAATGGTGAATCCACCGGCAGAGGTGTCTGCCATGATACGATCGCCGTTCGACGCAGTATAATTGGCAGTCTTGACGACCCAAGGTAAGGTCGCGGCTGAAGATCCGACAATACCCTGAATGCCCTGGGTTCCGGTCAATCCCTGAATACCCTGGACACCCTGAGTACCAATGGTTCCTTGAATGCCTTGTGTACCCTGTACACCGGTAAATCCCTGGATTCCAGTTAGACCTTGAATACCCTGAATGCCCTGAGCGCCAGCACCGGTCGAACCCTGGACACCGAGAGGTCCTTGGATTCCGGTTAGACCCTGAATGCCCTGGATACCTTGAGACCCAGAACCTGCAGGACCTTGAATGCCGACCGAAAGAGTACGAGCCTGGATCGTATTCGTCGACGTGACCTTTGCTCGTAATGAATCTGCTGGCATATTAACGATTTCGTGGTTTCGATTAAGTAAGAATCGGCTTATTAAACGAGAACCTGAGTTACTCTCGGGTTCACTTCTACCTGTCCCTCGATGACGCGAGTAACCGAACCACTCGAGGTCTGAACAATCTCGATGTCATACACGTACCGGCCTGGCTTGAACGCCAGTGTCTGGAGTGCGGTCAAGGAGATCTCGATCTTGCCGTTCGTGGCTGGGTTTGAGATCGCTACTGTGAAATTGACCGAGGTCGAAGATGAATAGGTCTTGCGAATTTGACCACGGGCAGTGTAACCAGTCAGATTGAAAACGATTCCATCCTGGTCTTCAACCGTGATCGTCGAGCTGAAGTTAGATCCCTGGTCAATAGAAAGATTTGCGTAGACAGCCATAAGTTTCTATTTATACTGTTCACGGAGATCAGAATCCAAGATGTTTAGTCCGAACGAAATCGAGGTCGTATGACGTAGAGGCGACACTGCTGAGCGGCAGGACCGGTTTCGGAGAAGGATTACACTGCCTCCAGTCTGGTCCCCACTTCCGTGTCATGTACTCGATATTTCGCAGATTCACCTCGTCCAATTTGGCCCTGAGTTCTGGGGAACTCTTCTTCGTCTGACTACCGTGGGTGTAGTACTCCTCCTTCGTACCGAACCCATGGTAGTACTGACTGGTCAGTGACATGATCTTCTTGATCGGCCGGTGAACAAACCTCATGATGTAGTCGGCATCCTCGTTATAGGCCGGATAGAGGTTCTCGTCGAATAGCCCAAACTTCGAGACGATATGATCACGGAGCAGAAACAGGTCCCAGCTGCCGACACCGAAGTCACCGGAATGACCATGGATGAGTCCGACCTCTGGATCACTCAGTGCGGCATCGTTCATCTCCTTGAGGAACCCAGCCCCAAAGGCGATGTCGTCGTTCGTGATGATCCAGTACGGACACTTCATGTAGCACTTGATCATCAGATTCCAGGCTCCGCTGGCACCGATGTTCGCCGGCATGTGAACCACCGAGATCTTGCCAACGAACGGGTGCTTCCATCGTGCGATATCGTCAAGTTCGGCCGTGATCTCCCCTAGACCATTGTTATTGATGATACAGAGATGCTCGACAGGATGGTCGATACTCATGATGAGTCTGCGGACCCAGAATGGATCCTTGACCACTGCGGTACCGATGAATGGGATCGGCGTCATTATCTTGATAGGAAAAGCTCTTCAGCCATGACTGCTCGATCATTGGATCGTTTCCACGACTCAAAGCGATCGCGATACTCTAGGCAATCCTGATGCACCCACCAGTCCTCGTAGTTACGCCATGAGTCGGGCGCGATATCGATGCCGACCCTCATATAACCTGCATCACGCAGGACCTCGATCGATTCCTGCTGAACGGTATTATCCAGGTGGCAGTACGAGTCATGTTCGAAGGTAATGACCCGAAACTTCTTACCTGATTCCGAGAGTACCTTTCGCAGTGCTGCCAGGCTTATCTCCGGAGGATCCAGATCGACCTGAAGGTAGTCGACAAACTCTCCTGGAGTAGAGCTAAGGAGCGAGGCGTAATTGACTTGCAGTGCGTCACCGAAGACACATCCATTTCGGCCATTCTTTGGCCATTCGTCAACAAGTTTCTGATCGTAGTCGATCGAGATACCAGTCCAACCAAATTGAGACTCCAACAGCCAGGTATTGTTCCCATAGAACGGGTTCCCTGCACCGAGTTCTAGGTATGTGCCATTCCGTTTCCCATTGAGAGCAGTCAGGACGAACATGTCCTGATAGGCCTCTGAGTAGTTCCGTTCAATTGCATCAGATCCCGGGAACCGATTCAGGAGCCGGCTATATTTGTCTCGAGTGAACGTGACGATCTCCTTTGTGACGAACTGGTTCATCATCCCTAGGTTCCGGATCGTTGCCTGGCGGTGGACACGATCGATCGGATACTTCGTGAGCAGCTCGATGAAGATATCCTTTGATTCCTCGCAGAGGCCTACCCACCAGGCAGAGACAGCCTTCTCAAAAAGAAGACCCCATTTTCCTGGATATTCGACCACTGGCTGAAGAGTGAAATCTGCGAACGCCAGTCCCTGCACTGCCACAGTATAGCAGTTCACCCAGCTCTCGACGGTGTTATCATTCTCGTACCAGCGACTCAGGTAGTAGTAGGCTTCCGGCCGTGCTGGAGCAACGGTGAGTGCACGCTGGAGCAAACCACGTACTGACAGACCTCGAGTACCTTGCCATTCGAAACAGAGTGCCGCCCTGATAAGGCATTCGTACTGCAGTCTGACGTCCGTTGTACGTTCAGCTGCACGGGTGTAGTACGTAACTGCAGAAGCCTTCTGATCGATTTTATCGTAGTACTTGGCTAATGTAAAATTCAATTGCGCATTTGCCGGATCTTCAGAATATGCTCTGAGAAGAGTACTGAGACTATCTGGCGGGAGTGCGAACTTAGTTTTGAATTGATCCACCGTCATGATATTGAGCCAGGTATTTCGATTCTTTTCAAGGTTAGCGTACGTCAATTCTTCAGACACGCTAATCGGGGTTGCATCTGCCTGATGCCAGATTATTCCGCATCCTTCATCAGTATCTATGGTCGCCATTTCAATGCCGGTCAGTTTGCTGCGAAGCCTCACGAATGCTTTCCAGCAGTCACCATTCCAGTGCCCCCGAGTGAACGGAATGACCTGGGCCTGTTCGGACTGCGGATTCATATCATGACAGATCACGAATCCGCCTGGCTTCAGGACGTTCAGCGAGTTGCAGATATCTCGTTCTACCTGGTCGGCATGGTGTAAACCATCGACGAAGATCACATCGAATAGTTCCGTGTTCCTGGAAAAGAACTCGTCAGATGTTGCCTGAACGATCCGTCCATTGGTGATCACACCATGATCCACTGGATCGACGCCAGTCTTCGAGCGGCACCGGATATTATTGAAATTGACTCCGTTGTCGACTCCAATCTCGAGATACGAGACTGCACCAATTTTTGTGATCAGTGCATTGATGATGTCGGTTCTATTCATTATGATGTCCAGTGCTGAAAGTTACGAATCGCCTCGAGCGGCACTCGCAGGATATACGCGGCATTGTCCTGGTATCCGAATGCGATGAGCACTTCGGATTCACCGTACGGGCACATCCCCGTCGCGAACTCCACGTGAGCATCCATGAAGTGAAATACCGGAGTGGTTGCCACAATGTTCCAGTTTGAATCCCAGGTAATGAATCGATGGTAGTAGACTGCATCCTTTCGGCCAACGTCAGACTTGAAGAGGTCGACCTCGTGCGTCAGTGCCATCCGCTGGCCATTACCGATCGGAATCACCTGGCTCCCGCCCCTGATATCTCTTGGAAACTGAAAGGTGGCTGATGACACGAGATGCTCAGTTCGGCACGTGCGATTCACCGGATCGATGGATACAACCTCTGTCGGATTCGTCCACTTGACGAAGTGATAAGGCTGATCCAGGACTGGCATCCAATTCTTCTCGCAGTACGAGTTCGGATCGTTTGGGGCAGGGATTCGGAACCTGGTATCTGGTACCTCTCTGACGGTCTTGCCATCATCGACGATCTCAGACAGTTCCATCCGACCTTCCCCGTTCGGTTTCACATCACGTCGAACTCCGCAGATGTACAGCTTCTCATTCCAGCGAAAGAGTCTGGCATCCTCGAGGCCGACGAATGTCCAGCATGGCTCGTACTTCGAATCGCCTGCAGACATGTCAATCTTCGTGAATCTCTTCATCTCTAGTGATTTCGGATCAAGCTCGCAGAAGTAATTGGTAGTTCTGAGATGCATGTCCTTCTCCGGATGAAGGTACGTGAGAGGTCCCCACGGATGAAGAAAGATCTTCTTCTCGGAATGGTAGAACGTGTAGTTCACATGCCGGAGGACCGTGAAGATCTTGCCTCGGTCATTATAGACCGACGGATTCATTAGCCCAGTTCCGCCGGTATATTTTGCCGGAACGATCAGCGGATGGATAGATCCGCCGTATTGCTCGATCGCGTATTTGACGAAGTTATTCATGAGATAGGAGTGCCACTGCCGACACTCCTATCTATCAGCCAAACTGACTACCGTGCCTTGAGTACTTCGATCTCAGCTTTCAGTTCCTTGATCGCTTCGATCAGGAGTGGCACCAGCAGCTCGTAACGAACAGCCTTGTAACCATCCTCACGATCAGCCACAACGTGCGGGAAGACCTTCTCGACCTGCTGAGCAATGACACCCGAGTTGTCCTGACGCACGAAGTATCCATCGACATCGCCATGGTCAGCCAGGTACGTCTCATTCCAGTCATAGATGACGCCATCGATCTTCGATACGCTCTCGAGGGCACCCTGGATCTTTCGAACATTCGTCTTGAGACGTTCGTCAGATGAATAGTAAGCCGTGACGTTATTCGTTGCACGGATCTCACCGGCTGTCGCTGAAGCTGGAGTTCCAATTCCAAGAGATCCGAACTGGACATTTGCTCCAGTATTGATGCTCTGTGGCAGCGATAGAGTGACCGATCCTGTTGCCGCAGAGGCAACCACCTGATTGGTTGTTCCGGTGATGCCGGTGACACCTGCATTCGTGATCGTCACTGCTGCCGAACCGTTGAACGTACTTCCAGTATTCAGTGCAAGACCGGTACCGACCGTCAAGGCATTTGGAGTGTTCGCCGTGATCGTGATGTTCGCCGATCCGTTGAACGAAGTTCCGTTGATCGTCCGTGCAGTCTGCAGAGTCGTCGCAGTACCGGCATTTCCAGTAATGGATCCAGAAGGTACAACATAGTCCGTACCAGCAACCGCTGCAGAGAATGTTGCAGTGCCATTCGACTTGATGATTCCATTGACCGCACCAGCGTTATCGGCCTTGGTTCCCTGGGCAGCCGTCGCATATCCAGAGAGTGCTGCCACTGCGACATAGTCTGTGCCGGCCACAGCTGTCGTAAAGGTGCCATCGGCGTTCGACTTGACGATTCCGGATACCGCAGCCACATTATCGGCCTTGGTTCCCTGGGCTGCTGTGGCATATGCCGATGTGGCAGTGAATGCAGCAGATCCGAGAGTTCCACCCGTACCGATGTTCAGCGTCGACGTATCGTTACTCGCTGCCAGTGTAATAGTATTCGAAACTGTGAGCGTCTTCGAAGTAGTACCACCGGCGACGCTAAATCCAGTCGTCAGAGCGCTGAGAGACAGCCCGTTATATGTCTTCGACGTCAGTGCCTGAGAACCTGTGAGGGTGGCAACAACCGTGGCATCGATCGAGATCTGACGAGCGACCGAACCGTCGAAGTTCGATCCGCTGGCAAATACGATACCAGTGCCGACCGTGAGAGCTCCGGACGTCGTTGATGGGATCGTGATGTTAGTGCTGCCATCAAAAGAGACGCCGTTGATCGTACGTGCGGTCGTGAGTTTGGCTGCCGATGTGGCGGTCGCAGCATTTCCTGTCAGATTTCCTTCGAACGTACCGGCAATGAATGTCTCGGATCCGACGGACCACTTGTCAACGCTCTCGTTCCATTCCAGGATCTTGTTCGGTGCTGTACCACCGCCACGATTGACCGAGATTCCACAGTTTTCCGACGGCGCACTTCCGACATAATTGCTGTTCAGGACGATGTTATTATCAGCGAGATTGATCGTCTCGGTGTTGATCGTCGTGGTTGTTCCAGAGACAGCCAGGTTGCCGGTGATGTTCAGGTCTCCACCGATCGTGGCATTGCTGGAGGTAGTGAGAACTCCCGTTGCAACCGTTCCAGATGTGGTCAGACCGCCGACTGTGATCGCCGTTGCCGTTGTCGCTCCACGTCCGACGACGCTGTTGAGCGTATCAGCTTCGGCCTGCAGGTATCGTGAATCCAGGTTCACCGAAGCCGTACCTGTGACATGACCGAATGTGTCGAACGTCAGATCCTGGATGACTGTTCCACCGGTATTATCAACAGAAGCCGCTGCAGTCACTGAACCGTGGGAGAGTGTGACAGATCCACCGAGCGAGACGCTTCCGCCTCCAGCGAGACCTGTTCCAGCGGTGACCGTGACCGAAGAATTGACCAGTTTCGCATTTGCGATCGATCCTGCCAGCATCGCATTTGTGACGGTTGCCGAATCTCCAGTCGTGATGATCGTTCCGGTCGTCGCAGGAATCGTGAGAATCGTTCCGGTGCCAACTGCAGCTGTCGGGATGAGCTGTACGGTGCCTGATGTTGCACCCGGCAGAGTGACTGATGTGATACCGGTCAGGGCCTGATTTGCAGACGCCCGATTCAGTGCGATCGATGTCGTTCCAACAAAGGTCGTATCAGCCCGGCGAGCAACAGTCGAAGCAACCGAAGCCGTGACGGCAGCACTGCCGTTGTACGAAGTTCCATCGAGACCGTCACCGAGTGTGAGCGTGGCCAGGGTTCCACCGAGGGAAACTCCCGAGATGGTGCTGTTCGCCAACTTGGCATTTGCAATGCTTCCGGCCAGCATCGCATTTGTGACTGTCGCAGAATCTCCAGATGTGATCACCGTTCCGGTTGTAGCTGGAAGTGTCAGGACCGTGCCAGTTCCTGCGATCGCAGTCGGGATTACCTGAACGCTTCCGGATGTTGAACCGGGAAGAGTGACCGAGGTGATACCTGCCAGAGCCTGGTTTGCAGAGGCTCGATTCAGTGCGATCGATGTCGTTCCAACAAAGGTCGTGTCTGCACGGCGAGCGATCGCAGATCCAATCGTCAGCGCTGCAGTAGATCCCTCTCCAGTTCCGCCCGTAACGACGACCTCGGTATTGCCAGTGACAGCTGCGACATAGTCGCCAACGGTCTTCGTACCGAGGGTGATCGAGTCGTTTGCAATCGTTGTTGCGATGGCAATCGTTCCGGATGTGAGATCGGTCAGAGTCGTGTTACCCGTACCGGTTACAGGTCCTGTCAGGTTGACCGTAACGACAGGATCCGGTTTGCTCAGGATGTCGGCCCACTCAAGGGTGAGGTTCGTGGCGGCAATCGTCGTCGTTCCAACGACCTGCAGATTGCCGGAGATGTAGACGTTTCCGAGAGTGTCAACGGTGAACTTATCGGCTGCCGATGCATTCCGAACGGTCAGGACGTCAGTTTCAACATTCGGACCAGAGACGATCGTCGCTCCGAGATTCGAGGTGCCGCTGACCGTGAGAGTCGAAAGTGTTCCGACTGAGGTGAGAGAGGATGCGGTAACGCCAGATGCCAGAGTTGCTCCAGTGAGAGTTCCAGCTGCAGCAGTGACCGTGATGTTGGCCGAGCCATCAAACGCGACACCGTTGATCGTTCTGGCGTTCGCCAGAACCGTAGCGGTTGATGCATTTCCGGCCAACGCACCAGTGACGTTACCTGTCAGATTGCCAGTGAATGTGGTAGATGCTACCGACGAGAGTCCAGCGAGTGACGTGGCGGTATTGCCGAGCGAAAGTACCGTCGATCCGATCGTGACGGATGAGTTAACCAGCTTTCCGTTCGGAATCGATCCAGCAAGTTTGTCCTGACTAATTGCTCCGGCGAGCATGGTGTTGCTCACGGTGCCTGTATCGGCTGACGTGATCAGAGTACCGGAGACGTCTGGCAGAGAGAATGTTCTAGTTTGACCGGTGGCGATTCCAGATACCTGGAACTGTGCTTTTCTGGAAGAATCGGCTTCGTCAATGATGAACGTCGATGAATCAACCAAAGACTTATTTGTGAGAGTCTGTACACCTGATGTGGTGGAAAAGTCGGAATTGCTGCCCGACGTGATCAGACCCTTTGCATTGACGACGACAGTATTATAGGTTCCAGCGACAACACCGGTGCTTGCCAATGTCGCAGCAAACGATCCGGTTCCAGTACCGGTCACGTCACCCGTGAGAGTGATCGTCTGGTCACCGGTATTTGTACCGGATACTGAGGCGTTCGCAGCGATCGTCAGAGTCGTAGAAGCCCCAGAGAATGCCAGAGTACCGCTGTTCGTGTTAACCGTCAGCGTACGGGTGGCGTTATTGACTCCGGTGCCGCCGTAGGTAGGTGAGATGATCGTACCCTGCCAAGTGCCTGTGCCGATCGTACCGACCGATGTCAGTGACGAGGAAACGACTGAGGATCCGAGAGTGGTAGCATTGAGTACCGAGACTCCGTTGACCGTGAATGCTCGTCCTGTGGCAACGTTCAGGTTCTCGGCGAATGTCTTGGCACCATTGAACGTGATCGCCGAATTGCGCAGTTCGTTCAGTCCGCCAACGAGATTCGTAGCCGAAAAGTTACTCAGCGATCCGACAACCCCGATATCGGACTGCAGCTCATTGATTGCAGTGACGAGCGAGGTGTTCGCAGTGATATTTGCCGAAAGGTCTGCTTTCGTACCCAGGTCGGAACCGATTGTGTTGGTCTTTACCCGCCACTGTTCGAATGTGTCTGAACGTAGGACTTCTGTAGGCATTTGAGTACTATTTTACGGAGAGAAGGTTTGACAGGGTTTGGACCATTACTTTGAGATCTTGCACTTCAGATTTAAGCTTCTCCAGCTCGGCCTCCTTTGCCTCAGTGGCGCATTTCGTGGCGAGTCTTCGAAGGTAATCATTCGTGTTCCTATTTATGATCGCTTTCGAATACGGATCACGCACCAGCGAAGGATCCTCTTTTACGATCATTGTTGCCGCTTGGGTCATGTAACGGCAATCACTCTCAGATCAGAGCAGGATGGGGCAGCAGAGCTATTCGTGCTAGAAAACACGATCTTCACCGCAAATGCCACGAATTTCTTTCCGGAGAGCATCGTTTCAGTGATCTCGTACTCGACGTCATCATAAGAACTTGGATTGTCATTGATCGGAACGCTCGTAATCGGGTTCACGAGGGTCCAGCCAAGGGAATCAAAGTTGACGTCGATATTATCGGTCACCTTGTAATAGACATCGATGTACGATCCTGTCGGACGGTTTGTGGCCAGATAGATTCGAGCAGCAGACGCTGCCGTCGTGAGGTCGACTCGACGGGTGATGTACTTTGACAGGGTCGAGGTACCGTTAGCAGCGGTATCGGCCAGGTACGGACTGACTACGTTGAAACCTGTAGCTGCAGAAGCTGCCGGTCTGTCCAGGCGATAGTTAACTGCGATCGCAGAAGTACGGTTCAGATCAAGTACAGGCGACAGAGTGCTACTCGTGGTAGAGAGGGATCCCTTCAGGTACAACGACTTTGCTGTCGGATTGGCGCTGTTGACGGCACGGACGACCTGAGGAGTCGTCATCTTGACGTTCTGGTTCACTGGGATCTGATAGTATTCCGAGAGTGAATGAGGAATCTCAGAACCAGCCAGAGACTTTCCTGATGTGGTCCGGATGTACCAATTTGCCAGCGTGTCCTTGAACGTCAGTAGCTGTACGTTTGGATAGAGTACATCGTAAATACGGTTTTCAGTGACGGTTACAACCGTACCACCAGTCCGGCCGGTTGATGTTGCATTCGTGGTTGCAACCTCGATCGTATAAGAATCCTGCTCGGCATCAACGATGGTCTTCGTTCCGTTGATCTCGCTTCCAGGAATGCCGTTGTACAGCGTACCAGAAGTGAGACCTGAGATTGTAACCTCGGAGGTACCTGCAAAATGACCGTGATTCTTGTGATAGATTCGGATCTTGCGCTGGCCGCTCGTTGTGAGGAGTGGGTTCTCGGCAAGTGTTACGGTCGGGATCGGAGCCTCATTCAGGATGAGATCTCCAGATGAAGCGAACTCGGCACGGCGCAGAACGAACTTGACGTCCTTGTTCAACTCTGGAAGCCAGGTTGAAGCATTCTGAGACTTGAACATCACGCCTGCATATGGTTGCTTCGTGATGGTGTACTCTGGATTCGATGCATCGAACTTACCGATCTCAGCGATCCAGAGCTTGTACGCATTGGTGTTCGATGTCACCACGAAGCAGTACTCAGCGGTGTCCAGCAGGAACACTGGAGACTGGAACGTGAACTTTGTGGCAACCGTGCCGTTGTTGCTCACATTGACATCCGCCGAGGCGAGTGTCTTGGTCGAATACGGAATGATGACGCCGGTTGGAATACCGTTCTCCATGGCTCGGATATCGACCGTGACAGGAAGATTGGCGTCCTTTGCAGAGAAGAACAGGTCGATCGACGTAACGAACGCGCCGCCTGGAGTATCGATGATGAAACTCTGTGCGATCGGCTCTACGTCCGTCTTTGTCTGCTGAAGGAGCGATGTCTGAGCTGCGGAAAGGTAAACACTCATAATGATTAGTTATAGAAGCGATCGTCGATCGGCTGGCCGACGAGCTCGGCCGGCAGTGCCGTGAGGGTAATGATACCGCTGTTTGCAGTATATGTAACGCCGTTCCAGACCGCACGAGCCTGAAGTTGATATACACCAGCAAGAGTCGGTGAGAGACGCCAGACTGAGTTGGCGCTGTATCCACCGGATGTCGATCCTGTCTGGAAGGCAATGAGAGCCGTCGACCAACCACCGAGGGTCGATTCCGATGCTCCAGATCTCTGATAAACAGTGACTCCTTGGAGGGTACCGAATCCGGTTGCCGAGGTTGCAACGTTGAAGTTGAACGGTACGTTGACGTACTTCGGCGTGCGTCCCTGGACACCGATCGAGGTGATCGGCTGTACAAGAGGTGCCGGACCAGGGACCGGTACTGGAACGAGCGTCGGAGGAGCTACAGAGATGACAGAACTGCGACGGGTTTCAAGGAGTCCGGATGCGATGTATGTGAATTCAGCGAATGTGAATGCCGTATTGACATCGTTGATCTGATTGTCGATCAGTCGGAAAACACGAGAACCGGTACGGAACTTGAGAGCCGAATTGTTCGGGATGACAAAGGATCCGATGATCTCTCCGGAGGCATCTGCGATCAGAGCACCAGCACCGGACGGATGACTCGTCCGACCAGCATAACTTGTGTCGTCTGGGTTAGTGGTATAGTCTACCATTGCACCCTCTTCACGAACATAATCGGCGACGCTCACTCCGTCAAAGAATGCATAGACGCGAGAGAACGGCTTGAGTCCGGTGGCCTTGAAATATACCTTACGTGACCGGATGTATGGGATCGTCGTGGTGTCGACGACTGCATCAGAGATCTGGGTCGTCTGTGTCGAGCTATATGCTCCCTTGTTCGGGAAAGCGAATCCGCCGACCGTCTTTCCGCCGGGCAGAGTTGCTGTAATCGATCCAGTTGAACTCCGTGTCAGACCGTACGTATTAATGAGATTGGATAGCTCTTCCTCTTCCTCAGGTGAAGCTCCGTACCAGTTGATCTGCCAATTGTTGTAGATACTCTGAGAAGCCTGCTCCTCCGGAGTATCATAGTACCAGTCATACTGCTCCGAGGCATTTGCTGCAATATCAGGCTTCGTCTCGACGTCCTTCCAGTCATCACCGGTAGGTGACATCGCCAATTTGCCTTGCCAGCGATATACTGCATGCGGGTTTACGAAGTCGGCGTACGATGAATATGGCTGCTCGATGAGCGTGACCTCGGTATACGCCAGGGTGACGAGAGATCCAGTCTGAACGATTCCGCTGCTGGCTGCGACATTCGGCACCAGGTTCACGTACTTCTGAGAGTAGTCCGGACGAAGCGCTCCCTTCTCAGCATCGATCGTGCACCTATAGTCAGGATGTGATACGGCGCCGATGTTATGATCGACGAATGAATCAACAATGAATCCGTTCTTGAACCGTTGATTGCCAGATCCGTCGAAGATCTGCGATGCTGCAGTCTCCTTCTCAAGGAGCGATAGCGAGGTATAGTATTCGACAGTTGAGAGTCTCTTCTCAATTCTGCCGATATCACGCATCGTGTACCGCTTGTTCTCAACCATCTTGGCGGTGAGATCAGTCGGTCCAAATGTATACGCACCGAGACTGATGGTATAGAGTACCATCGAGTCTTCCGGATCTTGTGGAGGACGAGGTTCAGTCGAAGAGATACCAGTCACGGCACCGAACTCACCGAACTTCGTCACGAAGATCTTGTCAATTCGTGGCAGGTAATACTGGATGTCTGTCAGGATCGTGGAGTTAGGCACGATCGTGTTGGTCGTGGATGCTCCTGTGCTGACGAATCCTGCACCGTCATTTCCCTTCGTCGGTCTGAAGTCAATCGCATCACGAAGCTGGATCAATCCGCGAATAGAATCGAATGACGGGATGAGCGAGTAATCGACAGTGGCGTACGAATTGACGCAGAAATAATCGCCAGGATTATGAGTGAAGTAGTCGTAAATGACAAGCAACTGACCGGTCGGAGATGCGGCACCAGGCTTGAGCTGGATTCTGGCCACATCGTAGAAGTTCTCGCGTTGTCCGTTATCCAGGTTATATCTGGACGTGATGTTTGTGTCATTCGTCGTAGCCGCAGTTGCCAGGCTTGCTGACATGTAAACTGCCTTGACCCGGAGTACGTCGGTCTGTCCAAGTGAATCGTATGAACCCTGAACGGTGTTCGGTACGGCGATCGCCTTCTGGCCGTTGCCATATGCTCCAGACGTCCAGGTCGTGACACCGGAGACAAAGGTCTTCGATTTCTCAATCAGATTCCGACGTGTCGGAGCAATGACGTAGAAGTACGCATTCGCATTGCCGCCTCCAACGCTCAACGTGACCGAAGTTGCTGTCGGCGAAGCCAAGACTGGTGTTGCAGTCTGCGCTGTCACACTGCCATCGGCCTTCACGATGATATAGTCTGACTGGCTCACCGAGTAGAAGTTCTCGGAGGCTGCCGTCAAGATGATCTGACCGGAACCATTCGCCTGGATGTTATCGAACTTGCGGCGAACCTGATAGATGAACGCAGTGCTGACATTGTCCGACTCACGAAGAGACTGAACAGCAGAGACCGGCAGCTTATAGACCAGTGAGCTGTTCGAAGGATCGTACAGGACGGTGGTCGTGATTGCCGGATCAATGTCATTGACCGTAGCGCTAAAGGCTGTTCCAGGAACTGTCGTGTCCTGGATCGTCGTGACGCTCGAGATCGACTGGCCGCTATTCATCACGACGTCGAACAGGTACAACTTGTAGGTGCTTCCGCTCCCGGTTCCGCTGACGTATTCCATCGACCGAGCACGTGCAGTTCCGATTGTCGTCGGGGTCGAATTGCGCAGATTGATGGTGCTATAGGTCGTGATGTTCGGCATGCCGACGACCGTATCGATATAGATGTATCCACCGAGCGGAGCGAAGATACCAGCGTTGTTCAGATATCCCTCCTCACGGGCCTTCTGAACCGGAATGTAGGTGGTATCAGTCGTCTCAATACGATAGCCAGAGACATATGCAACCGATGGTGCCAGGCCGACTCCGAGACGTGCCTGACCGTAGGCGATCGCCGCATTCGTATCGGCGAGGCCAGGAACTGCGGACAGGATCTGAGAAGCGCTGAAGAGGCCGTTGTTCGTGCCATCGTTATAGTACTCACGGACGTCAATCTGGAACGGGCGAACCGTATAGTTGCCGGACTCTTCGTACGTGCGTGTAGCAAACTCCTTCGCGAGTTCACCGTACTCTGTGCGGGCCCGGGCAGCAACTTGTCCGCCGATAACAAGAAGAACCTGAATAATGTTCTCTTCGGTGCGTGAGTCCAGCGCATATGGCTGTGACACGAGATCCATGCCGATCTTGTAACGGTGTGCTCCAGGAGCCGACTCGTTCGGAGTTCCGAGAGAATTATCGACGAGTGTCGCGTCCTCGGCCGATGTGATGATCGACTCGGTCACCTTGTAAACGACTCGGGCCGACGGGTTCTGAGTGTACTTCGAAACGATCACCGAGTCAGCCTCGGTATAGACGAAGTTGCCAGCTACAAACCAGACACCATCACTGACAGATACCCGTGTACCGTATCCGACCGGGCTGAATCCGGATGCCCTGACCTTGAATTTGCGAGCTGTACCTGCCGACTCAGTATAGTTCAGGATTTCCTCGGCAGTAAAGAAGTGAGTCAGGTTGTTCGTCGATGCACGATCATATCGAACAAATGCAGTGAGACTATCGTCTGTCGTACTCGGGAGGACTTCCAGGACTGTTGCAGTGATTCCGCTTGTGGCTCCAGTCAGGACTCTTCCGACAGATCCGGAATAGTACGCGGCATTGCCTCCGCCGTTACCCTCTGGATAGTATGTCGTGCCGCCGTCCGTGAAAGTGCTCTCGAGCTTGACGTATGCGTACTTGGTATCAAGGCTAGCCTCGGCACCGAGTACGCGAGATCCGTTCTTGAAGATATGGCTACCAAAACGATCGATCTGGGCAGAGATCGCAGTCTGAAGCTGCGTCAACTCTCTGGCCTGAACTGCATATCCTGGACGAAATAGGATACGAACATAGTTCTTCGCCGGATCGAAGTCGTCGTAGTATGGAGGGACGTTATAGAACTTGGTAGCCATATTTCGTATTAAAATTCAATGATGATCTTGATGTCTTCAAGCTGAGATGAGGACCGACTGACCGATGCTCGGCTCTCGACAAAAAGTACATCGCCACTGAAACGTTGGATTTCTGGGTTACCCTGGGATCCGACCGTACCAGATCCGGATACTGCTCCGGTGATCGTTTCTGCTGCGCTGAATGCAGAGTACCCGGTCTTGTCATTCTGGTGAATCTTCAAGATGCCAGTGACGCTATCGAATGCATCAACGAACGCCTTCGCTCCAGATGTCCCTCCGGTGATGTAGTCACCGACAGTGAAACCTCCAGCTGAACCACCTCCGAGAGTGATCGTCTTGAGAGCCGATAGCGTTGCTGCCGTCGAGATGGTAGTTGTTCCGTAATTGTACGGATTCTTCACGACGCCAAGCTGACGGAACTGAGCGCCATTGACAATAAAGTCACCGGAGCCCTCACCGCCGGAAAGAAGGATACGAAGTCCGATGTAGAATCCACCCAATTCTGCGACCGGATCTGTGCCATGACCGTTCTTCGGGGAGAGGACTGCACGGGCCACAGCATTCGATCCTGTACCGTCGGTGATGACGACGTTCGCCACATTATAGTTAGCACCATTTGCGGTGACTGTGATGCCAGTGATCACGCCGCTAACGACAGTTGCCGTTGCCGTGGCTCCTGAACCGTCTCCAACGATCGTCACTGTCGGAGTCGCAGAATATCCGGTACCGCCGGCCGTAACCACGATACGATAGATCTTGCCGACGTTTGCCAGAGATGCCTGCTGATAGTTGTAGCGGGTCTGATCCTCGGCGCTGAGGTCTCCGATCACGCCGCCGGTCGGAATGACCACGGTCTTGACCGGCATGTAGTTGTTCGTCAGGAAACTCGTAGCTTCAGTTGCCGTGAC